CGGTCCATGATCGGCTCGCCTCTGATCTCGTCTACCGCTTGAACTGCTCCTCCGGCCGGACCACGGGCGCGGCGCCCTTGGCCTTGCGCTTGGCCTTGATCTCCTCGGCCAGCGCGTTGCCCGGCGCGAGCAGCGCCTGGACCAGCGCCGGGATGCCCACGGCCTGCACCGCCTGCATGTACTCGTAGGGCATGTCGCTGTACTCCTGCACGGTGCGGCTGAACGCGGTCGGCTCGCCCGTCGTCGCGTCGGTCACGGTCAGCGTGATCGCCACGTTGTATCTGCTGTTCTCGTCTGCCATGTCTGTGCCTCGCTAGGGTTGGAAAACCTCACGCAGCGCCTGCCAGTGCTCCAGCGCCGCCGCCTGCTCGGCCGGCGTCCCGTGCCGGCCCACATAGCGCAACAGGAGGGCCAGTGCCTCCATCAGCGCGTCCATCTGCTCCTCCGTCATCGCACGCCGTCCTTGCGGGCCTGCAGCCGCGCGTGCAGCGCCAGCGCGGCGCCTGCGATCACGACCACGATCAGCACCCAGCGCGCGACCTCGGGCCACAGCGGCGTGACGATGGTCGCCGCGTCCGCCGCTTGCGGCAGCACCTCGGTGGCGGCCTCGAGAATGGCGCCGGCCACCGCCGCACCGCCGGCCATCACGCTGCCGCGCGTGGTGCGCGACTGGGTGAGTGGCCTCGACAGCGACCAGCCGGCTTCCCAGACTGCGTCGTCCAGCCAGTTGCCATTCGCCATGCCGTCAGGCGCCGGCCCGCACTCCATGAGGCACATGGCCTTGAGCAGCGGCAGCATCGTCGCCTTGTCGTGGCCGTCGATGACGGTGCCGGCCTGGAAGCCGGTCTTGCGGACCACGAAGCCGATGTAGTTCTCGACCGAGTTCTCGGACGGTGGCGCCCAGGTGCTGATGACCTGGCGCAGCGTCCTGATGCCGCGCTTGTTGTAGGAGCGGACGATGATCACCGCCGCGCGCACGCCCCACTGCGGTTCGGTGAAGCGGCAGAAACGCCCGTCACTCGGCGGCGTGTCCAGCCCCTGCCACGGGTTGTTCGCGTGGTAATCGATGTTCAGCGGGTTGTTGTTGCGGATGCCGCGCGGTTCACTCATCGCCCACTCTCCTGACCCGGCCGCGGAACAGCAGCGGCGGCATCGCCGTGTGCGTGCGCGCGTCCGCGCCGTCCGCGTCGGTCATCACGAACTCCCAGTGCTGGCCGTCCCGGTCGATCCAGTGAACGTGATACCAACGGCCCGTCCGCAGGTACTCGCCCAGGTGCGTGAGCGGCCAGCACGTCCACTGCAGCGCGATGCCGACGATCTTCAGCGGCCACCACAACGGATGGCGGGTCAGCGCGGCCGTGGCCGAGTACTGCGTCGGCAGGAAGCAAAATCCCACCGCCTCGCCGCGTCGGTACCGCTTCCACGCTTCCAAGTGGCAGTTGGAGCGCATCGGTCACTGCTGCCTGCCCTTGCATGCCTGCAGCCGGTCGCACAGCCGCTGCTGCTCCTCCTTGAGCGCGGCGACGCGGTCCTCCAGCCGGTCCACGGCCCGCTCCAGCTCGGCGACCTTGCTCGTCACGCCGTCCAGCGCCGGATTGAGCCGAGGCGGCCTCATCTCCTGCTCTCGGAGGCGACGGTCGAGGTCGTCCATGCGCTGCCAGTGACGCTCGCCGTCGTGTGCGGTGAAGCGACCGCCTGGAGCCCGGAAACCCTCAAGGTCGGCGCGTAGTCGCTCAAGCTCGGCAGTGACATAGCCAAAGCGCACTGCGCTAGTACTAGCAAGGTCACGCCAAGCCACAACAGTTGACGCTGCGCCCGTGAGAAGCGCCAGGACGATTCCGGTGGCGAGTGCCGGCCCGGCCTTGTCGAGGATTGCGGCGATGCCCACATGGCAGTCCCTGGTCAGTACTTCTTGCCAGGCATCGGCGTCTTGCCCTTGCCCTTCTTGCCCTTCTTGCTGCACGCCATGTCGCGTCTCCTCTGTTAGCTAACGGTTGCCGGCATGGTGACCGTCAGCGACGACACCGAGACGGTGTCGCCCTCGTTGACAGTCACGCTGCTCAATACGATGTCAGTTGCCGCCGTGCCGACAGAGCACGACAGGATGGGCGTCTCGTCCGAGTCGTAGAAGTAGGCTTTGGCCGCAGTGCCGCCAACTGCGCTGCTGTCGGCCGTGATGGTCCCGGCCGTCGCCACGCCAGTGGCCGCTGCACCGAAGGCCGGATCGGCGAACGTGAGCGTCGCCACCTCGCCATTGCCGAGCGTGCTCGTCCCGGCGCTGGTCTTGATCTCCAGCACGCCGGCCGCCTCGCCCGCGTCCACGAGATCGACGACCGCGTTGCACGCGGCGTTGCGCGCGACTGTCTCAAGCGTCACTGCCATTGCGCTGCCCTCTCGGATAGGTCGCTACCACGTACTCGGCCACCTGCCGTTGCTGGTCCGCCGTCAATCCGTTCCAGTCGTCCACCTTGACGCGCCCGTCACGGCCGATCACGAGCAGGAAGCCGTCGACCTTCGGCAACGGCGCCTCGCTCATCCCTCGGTTCCCGTCGCCAGCGTCTCGACGCCGATCACGGCGCCGTCCGCGTCACGCACTACCCGCTTGGGCGCGGTGAGCTGCCGCGACAGGGCGCCTAGCGCCTCGATCACCGTCTCCAGCGTGCGCGACTCGCGCCGCTCGGCCTCCAGTTCCGGCAGATCGAACGCCTCCCCCAACTCGGCGCGCGTCTTGGCCTCGCCCAGGCGGCTCTCGCGCTCGCGCAGCATCGCCTCGCGCTCCTTGAGCGCCAGCTCGCGCTCCTTGAGGTTGCGCTCCCACAGGCTCTGCTCGAAGTCCACGACCGCGCCCACGCTCTTCTCGTCGGCACCGGCCTGCGCGGCCAGCAGCTCGGCGTTGGTCTTGGCGCGCAGTTCGTACTCCTTGAGGGCCAACTCGCGCTCGGCGAGGGCCACCTTCTGCTGCTCCAGTTGCACGCGCAGGGCCTCCAGTTGCATCTCCTGCTGCGCCTTCTGCGCGTCCAGGGCAGTGCGCTGCTGCTCGATCTGCGCCTCGGCCTGGACCTTGCCGGCATTGATCTGCGCCTTCTGCAGCTCGGCCTGCGCGAGCACCTGCTCGACGCTAGGCGGCGGCGGTGGGGCCGGCGGATCGCGCGGCGCGTTGGGATTCTGCGGATCGATCAGGAAGTCGCCCGTGTTGCGGTAGCCCGAGAGCTTGAGCAATTCTGCCAAGGCGTTGTACATGTTCAGCGTGGAGAACAGCGGGTTCTGCGAGCCTGGGCCGGCGCCGGCCTGCGCGAGCATCTGGTAGGACTGCACAAGCGCGCCGATGTGCTGCAACTGCTGCTCGCGATTGCCCGTGCCGATGCCGGTATTGATCACGAGGTCGTAGCTCGACACCAAGTCGTCGGCGGTGAGCTGCAGCGGCACGCCGGATAGCTGCACCGTGCGCTGCGCGAGGTACTCCGGGTGCGCGGCACTGAGCCGGATGATCTGCTGCACACGGTCCTTGAAGCCCGTCTCGGCGAGGTTGCGCGCGATCAGTTCCAGGCGCGCGTTGGCTGCCTGCATGACGAGGCTGGTGCCCGTGGCGGTCTTGTTCAGCGTGTCCGGCGACAGCCCCTGGTTGAAGCGGGTGACGCCCGTCCTGGCCTCCGTCTTGGCCTGGACGTGGTTGAGAAGCTCGAACGCATAGGGCGGCAGCGGCGAGCTAACCAGCGGGTTGACCGTGCCAAGCTTGCGCACCCTGATGAAGCCGCCGAAGCGGTTGTCGAGGTAGTCGCCGACCGTGTGCTCGGTGAGTCCGGTCACGTCCAGCTCGGAGCGCGGCGCGACCGTGGCGTACAAGTGGTCGTAAATGTTGCGCTGGATCGCCGTGCTCAGGTCCTGCATGTCGAGGCACAGGTCGGCGATGCTGTAGCCGGTCAGGCGGTGCGAGCGCAGCACGGGCGAGATGCACACCAGCGGCACGTCGTCGATTTCCTCGACGCTCAGGATCTCGTCGCCGACGCGCATGATCTGCAGCCACTCGGCGATGCCGTCGCCGTCCTTGTCGTGGCGCAGGTAGCACTCGTAGAGCCACACCTTGCGGGCTGCCGGGTCCACGGCCGCAACGTCGTCGTCGTCCAGATCGATGCCGGCGTTGTCGCTATTGCGCTCGTCGTTGTCGAGCGACTCCAGTTCCGGGCCGTTGATGTCGTCGGCCACGTCGAATCCCATGGCGCGCAGCTCGGACAGCCGCTTCTCGCTCTTGTGCGCCAGGAACCACCAGCTTGAGCGGTCGAGCGTGGCGTCCTCGGTGTACAGGATCTCCTCGGGCGGGATGGTGCTGATGCGCAGCACCGCCTCGCGCTTCTCGACCTCCACGCTGACGGTGTAGAGCGGCATGCCGTCACCGCCCGGCATTTCCTCCACCTCGTCGATTTCGACGCCGGGCTGGGCGCGGATCAGTTCGAGTTCCTGCGTCGTGACGCCAGCGAAGGTGGCCTTCTCATCCTGCTCGGTCACGTCCCAGTAGATTTTCTGCCAGCCCACCTTTTCGAGCAGGGCGTCGCGAATCCACTGGTAGTCCAGCAGGTAGCCGGGATTCATGCGCTGGCAAACGTAGTTCACCCACGCCTCGGTGGCGCGGGCCTTCTGAGCGTCCTCGGGACCGTGCGGCTCGACGCTGATCCACTTGTCGCCGGCCGCGAATATGCGCATGAGGCTCGGCATGATCCACTCGATGGTGTCGCGCACCACCGGGTCGACCATCTTGCTGCGGCCTTCCTTGAGCGGCATCCCGTCCGGGTTCTGCCCTTCATAGTAGCGGAGCGCCTTCTCGCGCGACTCGGCGATCTCCTGGTCGACAAAAGCCGCGGCCGAGTCGATCCACCGCTGCGTCAGGTCGCGCAGCGTGTCGTCGTCGAGCTTCTGTCGTTTCGCCATGTCAGTCTCTCTGCAGTGCGTACAGCATGCCGTGCTCGCCGACCTCGCTCTCGTGGACGAGCACGAAGTCGGCGGGCCACACGGCGCGGTAGTCCGTCATCGGCGTCTGGCCGATCTGCGCGATGTACTGCTCGCGGCTCAAGAACGTGAACGTGTGCGCCGACAGCACGCGCGTGTGGCCAGGATCGCCCCACGCCCAGGGGCTGTCCCAGCGCGGGCACGACAGCACGAGCACGCCGCCGGGCTTGAGGATGCGGTAGTACTCCGCAAACTCGGCGAAGAAGCCGCGCCAGTCGCCCTGCCGGCCGACGTGCTCTAGGACCTCGTAGGCGTGGATCTCGTCGAACTGGCCGTCCGCGAACGGCAGCGGCCGGTTGTTGAGGTCCCACAGCACGTCCGGGTTGCATCCCGGATCGATGTCGAGCGTCGTCAGGTCGACGAAGAACTGCTGGCCTTGTCGGTAGAGCTTCTTCTCGCGCCTGTTACCGGCGCCGAGCAGCAGTTCAGCCATGCACGAGGACCCGGTCGGACTCGCTCGCCAGGACCTGCCGCCAGCCGCGCGCCTCCAGCCACTTGCGGGCTGCGTCCTGCGCGTAGCCGTAGCGCGGCGCACCCCAGCCGTACTCTTCGATCTGCACCACCGGCCGGCAGCGCAGCAGGGTCTGTTCCAGGCCGAGCAGGGCGGGCAGCTCGTGGCCCTCGACATCGAGCTGGACGAAGTCCACGTCCTGCCAGCCGTACTCGTCGCCGCGGTACGGCGCGACCAGCTCGTGGACGAACGGCACGAGGTGCGAGCCGCCGCAGTTGGCCGCGAAGTGCTGCATGCACCAGTGCTGCGTCACGTCGTCGGTGAGCGCCCCCTCGTGCAGGTAGATGTTGCTCACGCCGGCCACGTTGCGCTTGAGGTACGGCAGGTTGACCGTGCTCGGCTCCCAGGTGTCGACGCGCCCGAAGTGCTCGGCGAGCGCGAGCGGGTACAGGCCGACACATCCACCAGCCTGGATCGCGTGCCGCCGCTGCGTGCACAGCCCGATGGCGTCGAGCAGGAGCGGCAGCCCGGCGGTGATGTGCGCCTGCGCGTGCTCGTCGCCCGGCGGCCACTCGCAGTTGAAGGCCGGCACGGGCGGCTTTCCTGGCTTCATGCGACGGAGTAGGCCAGCCGGCTTGGGTCGTAGTCGCGCCAGGCATTGACGCCCAGCGGCGCCCCGGCGATGGCGCCGTAGCGGAACGCATCGGCCGCGTGGCTCGTCCAGTCGTGCAGCGGCTTGGGCCGGACGGTGCGCAGCCGGTCGTCGTACTCGGCCCGGTACTGGCGCAGGCAGTCGAGCCCGTACTGCGTGCGCTCGCGGTCGAAGTAGCAGCGCGGTAGCAGTTGGCGCACGGCGGCAATGCCGTCGTCCACTGGCAGCTTCGGCGCGACCTCGAATTCGAGGCCGAGTCCGCGCGCGATGTCGAGGCGAGATTGACCGGTGCCTAGCTCGCGCACCTGCACGTCATGCGGCGCGATATGGCGGGAGTACACGTACCCCCTGGTGTCGAGGTGTTGGACGTAGTGACTGAGCCCGACACCGGTCATCTCGTAGTAGTCGATCAGGTGGATCGCGTGGCCGACGCGCTGCGCAAACCAGATCACGGTGCTGTCGCCGACCCCCAGGTCCCACCACGTCTCGACCTTGGCCGAAGGGTCATAGGGCACCTTGGTGACGCGGCCCTGCTCCTCGGCCTGCTGGACCAGCTCGCCGTAGTAGGCGCCGGGTACGGCAGCGGCCCAGGAGCACTCGAACTCTTGCGCGTACTCGGCCGGCGCCATCTCGCGGCGCGCGGCCTTGAGTTCCGTCTCGGCGACGATGCCCGTCTCGCTCGCCTTGTACAGGTGGCGCGACCAGCCTTCGAGGCTCGCAGCCCGCTCGTACAGGTCGAAGAAATGCCCGTGGCCCTGTGGCGTGCCGATCCAGGCGGCCCAGCCCTGGCGGTCGGCGAGCGCCGGGCGCAGGACCTCGGTCCACGCCTTTGGCGACATCTGCGCGTACTCGTCGAGCACCACGCCGTCGAGGTACAGGCCGCGCAGCGAGTCTGGATTGTCGGCGCCGAACAGGGTGATCCTGGCGCCGTTTGGCAGGTCCACCCTGAGTTCCGCCTCGTTGTAGACCCGGCCGGGGATCGGGTCGGTGAACCGTTTCACGTAGTCCCAGGCGACGGCCTTGGCCTGCCGATAAAGGGGCGCCACGTAGGCCATGCGCGGCGCCTCCAGGGTGCAGGTGAGCGCGGCGCGGATCAGCTCGTTGATCGCCCACACGGTCTTGCCCCAGCGGCGGTGACAGACGATCACGCTGAATCGCGCCCGGTGCTCGTGCAGCTCGCGCTGCAGCGGCCGGGGCGCGTAGGGGATCACGACCCGCTGGACTGCTGCCATTCCACGGTGATCTTGACCGGCCCGCCCCCCTCGCCGGTCACCTGGGTCGGGACCAGGCGGGCGTAGATGCGATAGAACTCGGTCTTGTTCGCCTCGGCCCAATCGGCCATCGCGGCGGTGCCGCCCAGGCGGTTGAAGACCGCGGCGATGTTGTCCTTGGCGAGCGCGCCGAGCTTGTTTGGCGAACCCTTGCGACTTGGCACAGTTTGTGACCTATCTCATTGCTTGCCTGACATTCTGTCAGGTGCCATTTTGGCATGTGCGGTGCAACAAAAAGCCCGCACAAGGCGGGCTAAAGCTACTCTCATCGGAGGGTGATCGAGGAGAATCAGCGGGTTGTGGTGGCAACTTCGCTGACTAGCGAAACAGTAGCAGATTTGTGCGCACTGTCAAGATGGCGGTTCGTTCTCTGGATGTTCCACGTGGAACGTGCCGGTTTCGAGGCGCCTCAGTAGCCGGCTGTACCGCTGCTGCCACTCGACACGCCTGCTTCTTTCGTAGGACGCCCGCTGCCAGGCTTCTGCGCGGGAATCCTTGAAGGCCTCCAGCCGCTTGCCAACGGCCTCGATCCATCCAGCCACGTCGGCGGCGCGGACCATCAGTTCAGCCCCGGCCGTAAGCTCGCCATCGGCCAACGGGCGGGCCCACACTTTCGGCATCCGCCCGAGCTTCGTCATGTCGGTCCCTCGTTGTGAGGCGCCCCTAGCCTCCCGGCGAGCCACCAGTGGGCACATTCGAGCCGCGTGTAGTACTGCCGCCGGCCCTGCCGGGCGCGCTGCCGCCACAGCGCCTCCTGGCCCTCGCGGTCGAGGTCCTCGAGGTAGCGGACGTGGACGGCGACCTTGAGGCTTGGCGGCATCTCGCGGATGGCCCTGTCGAGCCCTAGCAGCCGCTCTGGGACGAGAACGTCTGGCACCAGTGTCCTGGTAGCCCCTGGCGCCCTGCCCTCCCCTGCGCGGCTCTCAGCGGTTCTGGCCGGGTAGCTCAGGCAGGAGCGGTGGAGCTGGCGGCACCAGGCGCCCCAGTCCTGCAGCAGGACGTCGAGCGCCCTGATCATGGCAGCGCGGCCACCCCTACCGTCAGGGCGCCGCCCTTGACCGGCGATCCGCGCAGGATGGCGAGCTTGTCGATCTGTGAGTCGTCAGGGATCGCGCCGCCCTTCACCAGGGCGTCGAGCACGGACTTGAGCAGGTTGTCGAGGTCCCGTTTGCGCCGGTCTGGCGGCCTGGCGTGGATGATGACCTCGATGCGGTCCAGGTCCGAGAAGGCCGGCAGGCGCTCGATCTGCACGAGGCGGCGGACCAGCGCGTGGTAGTCGCGCGCCGCCTTGGCCAGCAGCACTCGCGGCCTGCCGTTGATCTGGACGCTGCGGTAGAGCTGGTTGGTGGACGGCGGCCAGGGCAGGTCGAGGAAGCGCAGGTCGCTCATGCCACCGAGTCCAGTTGCCACGGCGCCGGGAACCCTGGCGCTGGCCAGGGCATCGCCCGGCCTGCCTTGTGGCGGACGAACTGCCCACTCGGCGCGTGGAAGTCCAGGCCGACACGGCCCTCCCAACCGGTGTGGCGCTGCTTGGCGATGTCGAGCCAGGCGTCTGGCTGCTCCAGCACCTTGCGGTCCTGCTCCTCCAGCACGTCGGGCGGTAGCTTGGCCAGTTCCTCCTTGGCGTGGTTGCGGCTGACCAGCACCACGTTGTCGGCCAGGTCGGTGATCTGCGAGGCGCCGCGGATGTCGAACTTCGAGGGCCGCCCGGCCTGCGTCTGTGCCGGCTTGCGCAGGTGCGCGACGAGGTGGACGTGCACGTCGTAGTGCTTGGCCGTGTGCTGTAGCCGGTCGACGAACGCCGTCTGGTCGGTCAGGTAGCCCTGCCCGTCCTGCGCCACGCCGGCCTTGGTAAGCGAGTCGATGACGACGTGCGAGCAGCGCAGCCTGGCCGCGGCCACCCTGGCCATCGTCACCAGCCGGTGCGACGCCACCGTGTCGATCTCGTCGTAGAGCCACAGCCGGCCGTCTGCCCACGCGCACACCCGCCGCCGGAAGTCGGGCGAGGCCCGGCACCCGGCCATCTGGTTGGCCATGCGCCGCAGCGTCTCGACCAGCCGCATCTCCAGGCTGGCGATCACGATGCTGTGGTCGCGCGGCAGCAGCCAGGCCATCACCTGCCCGAGCAGCAGGCTCTTGCCCGATCCCGACTCGCCGCCCCAGACGGTCAGCTCGCCAGGGCGCAGCTCGAACAGCCCGTCGAGCGACGGCCAGGGCATCCTAGCCCCCATCGTCTGCGTGTCGTCGGCCACGCCCTCGGCCAGGTCGGCCGTCGAGACGAGGCGGGCCAACTCCTCCGCCGCTGCCTGCTCGGCGTCCAGCCGCTCGATGTCGGTCGCGGTCAGCCTCACAGGATCACCCCCAGCATCGGGTCGTCGCGCCTTGCCGCCTTGCTGCCAGCGCCCTGCTCGTCCCTGGCCTTCCAGGTCCTGACCGCCGCCCGCCAATCCTTCATCGGCTGCCCGCCCTTGAGCCGCCAGCCCCTCGCCGTGTAGTGATCGCAGAACAGCTCGGCCCGGATCAGGTAGCCAATCGACTTGGCATACTCCCGAACCGCGTCGGGCGTGGGGATCACGAAGTGATCCCTCTCCCTCTTCTTCTTTCTGATGTCTGGGATATGAGTTCTGGGATATGCATTGCTTGGAGCATGGTCGCAAGCATTGCTTTGAGCATTGCTTGAAGGAATGCTATTAGCATTGCTTGGAGCATCCAGGGCCTTCCATCGGGCCTGTGCTGCGAGGATCGCCCGGTCGTGCGCCATCTTCGAGCTTTCGATGGCCTTGGTCCTGATCTCGTCCATCTTCGGGTTGACCCAGCCGGCGTCGGTCAGCACCCAGTAGCGTTCGAGGATCGACTGCACGTCGGACGGAGCGGCGCCCGCGGCAATCCGGCACAGCGTGTCCGGGTTGTTCGGCAGCGGCCCGTCCTTGAAGAAGGACAGCAGCAGCAGCAGGTAAACGCCGTGCTGCGCTGGCGACAGCCTCGACGTGTCAGCCAGGTAGTCGGCGTGGTAGAAGGGAAACCAGTGCATGCTCATGCCTCACCCGCCATACGGGTTGTCTCGGTCGACTCTTCTGTGAGACAGCGCCGCCGCCCGGCCGCCGCCGCCGCGCTCGGCCCGCGCTAGCTGGAAGGCCTCGATGGCCTTGACGGTCTTCATGTGACTGGCAACCGCCGGCTGCATGGGTACGGGAACCTCGCGAAAGCGAGCGTACCGCTCGGAGTCGCCCACGCCTGCGGCCACCCAGGCCTGCCAGACGGCGGCGCAGTCAGTCTGGGATGGCGTCGCCACTGCGGTGCCTGAGCACTTCCCGGCGGTGGATCGCGCGGTACAGGGTGCGTGCGCGCCAGACGATGCGCGGCAGCGGCCAGCCGATGGCGGCCAGCTCGCTGACCACCCGGCGTGCGTCGTCCATCTCGTCCAGGTACTCGCGCGACAGCGCGTGCTCGCGTACGCGGCTCATGCGGCGGTATCCGGTGGCGCCCAGCTCGGGTCTGGGTAGATGTCTGGCCGTAGCAAGTGCGGCGATAGCCCCGTCAAGCGGCTCACGGCAAGCACGCGCTCGGCAGGGACGCGACCCGCGCGGCGCCAGTCGATGATGGAAGTGGGCTTGATGCCCAGGCGGCGGGCTAACTCGGCCTGCGAGCCGGCACGCTGGTTGATGAGGTCGAAGATCGTATCCATGCAACCGATGCTAGGCGGCGCCTTGCAATCTGTCAAGCGCCTTGCAAAGCGCGGCCTTGCCGCCCATTATGTGGTTATGCCTTACACTCGCGCTGTGGAAATCTGGCGACGAATTGAGGAGTCGCGCCGCCTTGGTGGCCTGTCGAAGGCCGACCTTGCGCGTCGCACCGGGGTATCCCGAGCCACTGCCTCGCAGTGGGAAGGGCACGGCTCGCGCGCCATTGCGCGCCCGTCCTGGGACAGTCTCAAGCTCATCGCGTCAGCCTGCGGCGTCGATTTCAACTGGCTCGCAACCGGGCTCGGTAGCCCAACTGGTCGGAGCGACGCTGTGTTTACCGAAGAAGAACTCGACTTGCTCTACGCCTTGACCCAGCTTCCCGCCGAAGTTCGCCGCCCCCTCGAAGACCAAATCCGCGCCCTCGCGGCGGCCCTGTCTGACCACCACAAAGACCCTCCGCCAATACCTGAGCAAAAGGGTTAGCCGCACCCGGCGGCAACTTTTTTTCGCTTAGAGTGCAAGGCACCGCTTGACAGAGCGTAAGGCGTCGCCTAGCATTATCCTCAGAGACAGGAGGGCACCATGGACGCGATCAGCACACACAAGGCGGCAGTCCAGGCAGAGCTTGACGAGCTGTTGGCCGAGAAGGCCGCCGAGTACTGCGGCGACTTCGACGAGTGGAACCGGGACGACGCAGATGCCTACGGGTACGCGCTCGAACTGATCCAGAGCATCGCCCTGGCCCGCGTCCTGACGCGCGCCGAACGCGAGGGCCGCCTTGAGGCGCGCTGGTACGAAGTCTGGCGCGACATGCAGGTCGAGTACGCCGATGCCGCCGCGTGGGACCGCGAGCGCGGTTTCCGCCCCTACGCCGACCGGAGGGGCTGGTGATGAGCTGCCGAGAGCTTCTGCTCTGTCCGGAAACGGTCGTCTTTCTGGCGCTGGTCGCCGCCGCTCTGCTGGGGTGAGCCATGGTCACGTTCAGCCCTTTCTGCGGCGACCGGCCGCAAGACAACCAGCAGCGCCGAGACGAGTTCTACCGGCGCCTCGCGTTGCACCGCATGGACGAGCTGGCAGAGCGCATCGAGGAACTGGATCAGCTCATCGGCATGGGCGAGGTCCCGGCCTGCCTGCGGCGGCAGGCGTCGTGACGCTCACTACGGCCGCCATCGTGCTTGGCTTCCTTGCCACGGTCGTCGGCGGTGCCGCGCTCCTGGCCTGGATCTACAGACGTTTCGGAGAGTGACATGAGAACGAGCGAACAGATCAACGAGATTTCCGCCGCGCTGGCCAAAGCGCAGCTTTCTATCACAGACGCCGCGAAGGACAAGGCCGGGTACGGCTACAAGTACGCCGACCTAGCCACGATCCTGCAGATCGCGCGGCCGATCCTGAGCATGCACGGCATCGCCATCCTGCAGGACACCGAGACGCTACCGGACGCCGTGTCCGTGTCCACGATGCTCGTGCACTCATCCGGGCAGTGGATCGAGTCGGCGCCGCTGTCGATGATCGTGGAACTGAAGAAGGGCCTGTCGCACGCGCAGTGCGTCGGCAGCGTGGTGACCTACGCGCGGCGGTACTCGCTCGCTGCCCTGGTCGGCATCGCCCAGGAGGACGACGACGCGGCGAAGGACCGGGACAGCGCAGAGGCCGCGGAGCGGGTGCAGAAGGCGCTTGATGCTGCCCTGGCCACTGGCGGCCGGGATGGCGCGCTTGGCGCCTGGAAGGCGCTGCCAGAGGCCGACAAGACGGCTTTCGGCAAGGCCCGGCTCGACGCCTTCCGCAAGAAGCTTCCGCCGGTTGAGGAGGCCGCTTGATGAACGCCCAACTGCAGCAGCGCACGCCCGAGTGGTTCGCCGCCCGCGTGGGCCGGATCACCGGCTCGCGGATCGCCGCCGCGCTCGGGCACTCGCCCTGGCAGTCGCGCAAGGCCCTGCTCGCCGAGATGGTGCGCGAGGCGCTCGGCGAGGACATCCGCCGCGACTCGCCCGCGATGGCGTGGGGCCGCGACCACGAGGATGCCGCACTCGCCGACTTCGAGATGACGGTGGCTGACCTCGACGACGAGATCATCCCCGGCGGCTGGTACACCCTGCCCAACGATACGTATCTCGGCTACTCGCCCGATGCGCACGTTCCGGGCAAGTACCTCGTAGAGATCAAGTGCCCGTTCAACCGCGTGCTGCCCGACGACGTGCCGGCGCACTACGCCGACCAGGTGCAGCTCGGGATGCACGTCATGGACCTGCCAGAGTGCGCGCTGCACTTCTGGACGCCAGACGGCAGCAAGACCTTCTTCATCGCCCGCGATCCCGGCTGGTGGGCCACCGCGGAGCCGCAGGTCGACGCCTTCTTGGCCGAGTACTGCGCGGCCCTGCTCGCGCCAGAGCAGTACCTAACCAACGAGCGCCGCGACAGCGAGTGGCGCGACGCGGCCCGGATGTACACGTACCGCCTCTCGCAGCAGAAGGAAGCCGAAGCGGCAGTTGCCGAAGCCAAGGCCAAGCTGGAGGCGCTCGCCAACGGCGCGCCCGCAGAGGGTGCTGGCGTGCGGCTGGAGTACGTCGAGCGGGCCGGCTCCGTCGATTGGAAGCGGCTGGCCAAGACGCTGGAAATTACCCAGGAGACACAGGATGCCTACCGCGGCAAGAGCGCGACCTACGCCCGCATCACCGTCGCCGCCAGCGACGAATGAGAGCACCGAGCGGCTTGAGCGGTGGCTGGAACGGCTGCGCGCGGCCGGCGAGCGCCGGGCGCTGGCCCGCAGCAAGCTCGTCGGCTTGGAGCACCGCCGCAAGATGCTGCTAGCCGTGCTCTCAAAGGCGTTCGCCCTGGAGTACCAGAGCGTGGCGGCGCAGGAGCGCGAGGCCAGGGCCAGCGACGACTATTTGCACATGATCGAGAGCATCGAGGCGGCCGAGCTGGAGTACGGCCGCGCGGACGCGGAGTGGGAGGCGCTGCGCCTGTACAGCAGCCTGTACCAGTCAGTAAAGGCAACCGAGCGCGCCGAGCTGCGCGCGTTTCAATAGGAGACGACAATGCCATACGAGCAGAAAGACAACAGCGGCTCGCTCTTTAAGAACGACAAGCGAGAAAACGATAGCCAGCCGCACGCCAAGGGATCGGCAATGGTCGACGGCGTCGAGTACTGGGTGTCCGCCTGGACGAACACCTCCGAGCGCACGGGCGAGAAGTACCAGAAGCTCGCGTTCACTCGGAAGGAGCAGCCGGCCTCGATGGTGCCGCCGAAGCGCAAGGCCGAGCCTGAGCCGGTAGACAACTGGTCGGACGATATCCCGTTCTGATGCGAATCACGCGCAACAAGGGACCCGGCAAGATGTGCGCCTTGTGCGGCAAGCCGCTCGTGGTCGGCGAGCCGGGCGCAAACTACCTGCCGACCTACACCACCGTGCACCGCGGCCATCCGGCCTGCGTCAATGCGTGGCGCACGCGGCAGAAGCTCAACGGGAGGGGCCGATGACTGACATCGCGGAGAGGCTGCGCCTGCGGCGCGATCCGCTGACGGACGGCGAACGAGCCGAAGCCGCCGACGAGATCGAGCGGCTGCAATATCAGCTAGGTATTGTGAGAAAGTCTAGAGATCATTGGCTTAAAAAGTATGAATCGTTAAAAGATGTTGTACTGAAAGAATTGGGGATCTCTGAGGACCTTAAGGATGAGTGAAGATTCCGAGAAGATCCTGGGCGAGTCGCTACATGCAATGGCGCAGGACATAAAGGAGCGTGATGACGAGATCGAGCGGCTGCGCGAAGCACTGCAATCCTCGTGCGATGAGCAGCGGCAGTTGTTCCGCGATGAGGCAAACTTTCCTTGTGAGGCGGCCATTGAAAATGAAGTACTGCGCGGGTTGCTGCGCGATCTCGGGGTTTGTGTCGATTGGTATATCGTCTCTGACAACCTAAAACGGCGCATCCGGGAGGCGCTGGGCGATGAGTGAATGGTCGCTTACCGAAACCACGGTTACGGTTACGTATCGCTTCATGGTGCGCCACCGCAAAGACGGCCTGCTTCAGGCGATTGAGCGGTTGCATAACCTGCCAATCTCGACGGTCGGCGAAGATTTCGACGCTTGGCGCAGCGGAGCGCCATTTGTCGAGGTAGAGGGCGGCGAACGTGTTCCTGTCGGCGGCTGAACTGATCGAGCTTTGCGGCAGGAAGCGGTCGAGCAGCCAGATCCGCTGGCTCGCGGCGCAGGGTCTGCGGTTCGTCTGCGGCGCCGACGGCAGGCCGCGCGTGCTGCGCGCGGAGGTGGAGGGTAGGCTGCTGTCCAAGCGGCCGGTCAGGGAGCCGCGGGTGAGGGTGGGGGCGTTGTGAGCTACGATGCGAATATTGTTGGGTGCTTCTGCGAGGCAAGCCGGCATGTCAGTGATGCGCAAATGGAGATCGTCGCGCTGCTTGAGCGTGATGGAATGCCTGATTCAATAGGCGATCAGATTTTCGTGTCGTTGTCGCACGCGCTGGCGGCTATAGGCCAGGGCCTTGCCATAGAACTCAGAAAGCTGTGACACCCGTCAAGCTCAGGCACATGCACTTTCGGCACGGCGCGTACTACTACGTCCGGCGCCAGGGTGGCCGTCCGGCGCGGGAGCCGCGATTGAGGGTGGGGGCGCTGTGATCCACTATCACGGGACACCGATTGGCGGCAGCAAGGCCGAAGTGGCGCAGTTTCTGATCGGCCGCCATGCTTTGGTGTCGTTCGCGCGGCCGGACGACATCGCCATCGTCGCCGATGTCTGCCAATCCTTCGTGCTGGACAACGGCGCGTTCACGACCTGGAAGAAAGGCCGGCCGCTGGACACCTTCGGCTATATCAAGTGGGTGCGCGAGTGGCACATGCACCCGTCGTTCGATTGGTGCCTGATCCCTGACGTGATTGATGGCGATGAAGCGGCCAACGATGAGTTGCTGGATCAGTGGACCAACGAATGCTGCGACATCGTTGGCGTGCCGGTTTGGCACATGCACGAGTCCATCGACCGTCTGTCCGCATTGGCTTGCCGGTGGCCGCGTGTCGCTCTTGGCAGTTCCGGTCAGTGGCCGAATCCAGGCACAGACTTCTGGTGGCTCCGCATGGCCGACGCGATGACGGCGATCTGCGACGAGCACGGTCGTCCTATGACGCGCCTGCACGGCCTGCGGATGCTGGACCCGGAAATCTTCACCCGCCTGCCACTCGCATCGGCCGACTCGACAAACGCCGCCGTGAACAGCGGCGCCATTCCGCGCTTTGGAATGTACCCGGCGCCATCACGCGCACAGCGTGCCGCCGTGATTGCGGCGCGCATCGAGGCGAACAACTCGCCTCCGACGTGGCACTGGCCGCACCGCGACCTGTTTGGCGAAACGGCATGACACCCGTCAAGCTCAAGCATCTGCATTTCCGGCATGGGGCGTACTACTACGTGCGCCGCCAGGGTGGCCGTGTGGTGTGGAAGCGCCTGAGCGCCGACCTGTCCGAAGCGGTGAAGCTCTGGCAGGCCATCGAAGGCGAGGCCAGCAAGCCGCTGACCAGGACGGTGGCGGCGGCGATTGACCGCTACCTGCTGCACAAGGCGCCGGACCTCGCCGAGTCTACGGTCGCCGCCTACGGCAAGCACAGGAAGCGGTTGGAAGCCGCCTTCGCCGAGTTCTCGGACGTGGCGCAGATCAAGGCCACGCACGTCTATGAGTACCTGGACGCGCGCTCGGCCAAGGCGTCCGGCCGGCAGGAGATCAAGCTGCTGTCCGCCGCGCTGGGGTACGTCCACCGGCTCGGCTGGATCACCGTCAACCCGTGCCGTGGCGTCGAGATGCCAGCGGCCAAGGACCGCCGCCGGGTGCTGTCCGACGGCGAGCTGGCGGCGCTGCGCGAGGCGGCCAATCCCAGGATGAGGTGCCTGATCGACCTAGCCTTGCTCACGGCCATGCGGCAGGGGGACCTGCTGCGGCTGCGCCTGTCGGACCTGACGGACGACGGCATCCAGGTGGAGCACGGCAAGACCGGCGCGCGAGTGCTGTACCAGTGGTCGGACGCGCTGCGTGAGGCCGTAGGCCGCGCCAAGCGGCTGCGGCGGCGGGTAGGCTCGGTCTACCTATTCGCGGACGACCGCGGTGCGCCTGTGAAGTCTGGCGCGGTCCAGACGGCGTGGATCAGGCTGTGCCGCCGGGTCGGCGTGCAGGACGCACACTTCCACGATCTGCGTGCGACCGTGCTGACGGCCGCGAAGGAGAAATCCGGCATCGATTACGCACAGGCTCTGGCGGGCCATAGCAGCGCGACGATGACGGAGAGTTACATCGCGCGACGCAGTGTTACGAAGGTGAGGCCGATAAGATGAACGACGAGAAGAAAGAACCGACTGCCTATCAGTCAACGCCGCATAGCGATTTGATTTCTGAAATCATGGACAGCCGGGTGCCGAAGAACGAGCGCGAGTGGGCGGCGGCGCGCGAGATTGAGGAGTTGCGCGCGGAAAACAAGATTCTCGCCAGCCTGCTGGAGTGCTGGCTGGATCCCATGTTGCAAGGAGACAACCGCTGGGCCATCTCTGCCGAAACGCTGGAGCAGCTTGTCGCCGCGACAAAAGGCGCGCTTGAAGCAAGGCGGCGTTAGACACCCCCGGATTTGTTAGGCCGCGCGACAGCGATCCGGCCGCGCCAGGGCGCGGCAGGATGGACACTGTAGGGTTTACCAGTAGTTCCGACGACGACGGCAGCGCAAGCGACTGACGCCGCACGGCAATCGCCGAGTGCCAGCGTCAAACGCTTGACGGAACCAGCCGCCGGGAAACAGCGGAAAGGTTGCTGAAAGCGGCTGGTGTTAGACTGATCTGAGGAGGGCGAAAAATGGCCAGGCTTGTGAAGTATCACCCGGACGGCTGCTGGGTCATGGTGGGTCGTATGACCAAGGCGCAGGAGGCTGAGTTCTACAAGCAGCTCGGCAACGGTCCTATATCGTGGCTTCGTCGCGATCCCAAAGACCAAACAGCAAGCCCGGAAGCATCAGTGCCGGAAGGGTCTGCGGCGCCCGCCGCAACGTCTCGCGGAGCAGGGGAATCCCGCCCCTCGAAAGCACGTCGCGCGCGTTCTGCCAAAGAGGGTTGACGGGCGTATTGAGCTTGGCGGCCCAATCCGCATCGCGCGCTGCCAGCGCCGCGGCGCGCTGCGGTATCACCGCGCTCTGCTCTAGCCTTGCGACAGTGCCAGGGGCGCCCTGCGCCGCCTCGTCCAGGTACTGCATGAGCTGGCGCGTTACGGCGCCGGGCTCCGTGCTCGCGAAAGCGTCTTCATAGCCGGGGTAGATGCTGCGCATGTCGGTGCGCTTGAGGACCGTGTCCGGGCTGAACAGGCCGGCAATCTTCGTGTCAAGGCCGGGCTCTTTTCTGGTTCCCTTGATCGCCTTGCCCATCTCGGCGCCGCTCTTGATCTTGACCGGCTGCGCGTAAATATCCGCGTTGTTGGCGAGCAGCACGCCAGTGCCGTAATCAATCGGCTCAAGGCCGTATTCGCCAGCGACCGCCTTGAGGTCGACGAGCTGCTGCCTGGTTAGCGGCTCGCCGGTCGGGAAGAACGCACTGCGGTTCGCGCCGGCCCGCGTTTGCAGGACCGGCATGGATACCGGCGCCGCGCCTTGCACGCCAACGTATCCACGCACGGCCTCGATGGCCTTGAGCATGTCGGCGTCCACCGGGTTGATCTCCTTCACGCCCTTCACTGACGGCGTGAAGGACACCAGGGGATGCGCAACCTCGGCCGGGTTCACTTCCAGCACACCGCCAGGCGGCGTGTAGTTGCCTGTGGCCTGCGTGGTGGGCAGAGCGTACATGCCAGCTTCGTCATACAGCCCGTCGCGCCCACCCGGCGCCGTCGCCCAGGTCGAGCGAGGGTCTGCGCCGAACGCGGCGCGAGTGGCGTCGTCCGCCTCAAGCAGGCCGGGCAGGTGATTGGCTCCGCGGTATGGCACAGACTCGTGCGTGGCGTTGGCGGCGTGCTTCGCGAAGTAGTCAGGGTATGTCTTGTTCGCTTCGTCGAATGCCTCGGCCCAGCTCAGTTTGCCTTTCTTGTCCTTGAACACTTTGTCGGCGCGCTGCTTCACCCACGGCGCCGCCTGTATCTCTCCGGTCGTCCAATCAGAGCGCCCGCCCAGCTTGCGCTGGTTGGCGCGGTTCACGGCGAGCAGCGTCTCGGCGTCAAGGAAAGCATGCTCGGTGTCTGTCAAACCGCGGCTGAACGCCTTGCCGTTGTCGCCAACGTAGCCAAACGAACGCGCATGCCAGATATCGTTGGTTGGCACTAGCGCCTTGCCGCCCGTCTCCATGTTCGCCTGATACACGCCCGTCTTGGGGCCTGTCTTGGCCAGCGTTCCGGCGTCTCGGGCGGCGTTGTAGTTTGCAGCGATCGCCCCTGTGCGCATCCGCGCGGCCGGCACGCCGGCCTCATAGGCATTGTGGCCAGCCAGCGCGAACCCTAAGTTCGTCTCTGGCGTCGCCTGCGGGCTAGTGATGGCCAGCTCGTTGAACATGCGCGACATCTTCTTCGGATCACCGCCAGTGACTTCTTTGACGGCGTCGTGGACGCGCTGATACCAATCGCCGCCGCCAGCACCCGCCTCGACCAGGATGTCGAACTGCTTGCGCATCTGTGCCAGCTTTGCTGGGGAGTCGATGCCGCGCGGGCCGCCGATGTACTGCCCGGTCTTGGGGTCCTGCTTGAGGTGAACACCACGCCGAGCCGCGCCCAGCATCTCCTCCGGGTCCAGGTTGCGAACGGTGTTCTTGGCGACGCTGTGGCGCTGCCCTTTGAGGTTGCGGGCGGCAACTTTCTTGCCTCCGACGATCTTGGTCGTGGCGGCCGGGACGAACGGCAGCAGCCCAAGCGCACTCATGGCGTAGTTGCCCATGCCGCGCGTCTCAGGGTCCTCGGCGTACATCTGCACGTCACCCGCGAGTCCAGCCAAGTCTGACGCGATGGGAACTGGCAGCAGGGACAGGCGCTGTAGCGTGTTCATGCTGTTCCAGATGTCGCCCAGCCAATCAGGGAGCCGCTGTCCCGTATTGTCGACGGGCGCCCAGTGCGTCATCTCGCGGGCTAGCTTTTCGCGCGTCGTCTCGGCCATGTGCTAGGCTCCTGGAATGCGTGCATTCGTGATTGCGCTCATCGCGCCAGCGGTGGCGGCAGCGGCTTTGTTCGTGCTACAGCTCGTGGTGGCCGCCCTGGTCAGCCGGCTAGAACAGCGGTAGGCCGTATTCGGCAGGCCGGGTCGCCTCCTCGACGCCCATCTGCCGGCCCGCGCGTTGCGTCAGCGTCGGAACCAGATCGAGCAGCCCCTGCGCCATCGGGCCTGTCATCCCGGTGAGGGACATCGGCAGCCCGAGCAGGCCGGGCGAGGTGATCGCCGCCGAGCCCAACCGGCTCAGGTACGCATTGCCCATCAGGTCGCCGATCTTGGCAGCGATGTAGGACCTCGGCCCGCCCTGCAGCATGGCCTGCCCGGCCATCCCGGTCGGCGTGCCCGAGTTGGGCACCTGCTGCCCGAAGTAGTGCCCCAGGCGAGCCACCTCGTCGAGGTCCCGGTCGCCGCGCACTCGCCCGCCCTGCAGCCGCTTGAGCTTGTTGTAGAGGGTCGGCGTGGACAGGTCGCCCTGCCGCACCACGCCGGGCGCCTCCAGTTCCTTCAGTGCGCGCCATTGTGACCGCGCGGCCTTCAGTTCTGGCAGGTCGCCGGACGCCCGCTCGAACGCATCGTCCAGCAGCTCGCGCATCCGGTACGCGGCCACGCTCACGTCAGACTTGCCGGCCCGGTAGGCGTCGCGCGCCTTGGTCGCCAGATCGGACGCCTGCTTCAGGTACTCGTCCACGTCCATCGCCCCGGACTTGCCCATCCGGTCGAGGAACTTGTCGACCATCTTGTTGATCTCGTCGCCGTTGGTCGACGCGATGGTCGTCCTCACGTCGGCCGCGAGGTTGGCCAGCCCGTTCAGCACGTCATTGTCGAGCGGCACCGTGGTCCCGCCAGCGGCCCGCCGCATCTCGGCGCCGATGCGCTGGTGCGCCTCGTCAAGGATGTCGTCTGACAGTTTCTCGATGCGCGGCCCAGCACCGATGGCGTCGAGCGCCACCCGGTTGGCCTTGTCCTGGTTGCCCTGCCGAAGCTCGTCGAAGGCCCGGCCGATGTACGGGTTGCGCTCCCAGCCCGCCTCGATCTTGCGCAGGTTGCGCGCGTCCATCCGCTCGGCCGGCGTGGTCGCCCAACCGAACCGATCTGCCTCGCCCACCAGCCGGCGGTGCTCGGGACCTGCCCGGTTCAGCACGCGCGTCTGCGGATGGCCAGCCAGGCCGCGCCCGATCAGATCGCCCGCGGCGCTCCCTGCGGCCGAGAGCGCCCCTATCTTGGCCGCATCGCCCACGCCAATGTCACCACCCGCCCCGAGCATTTCGTAGCCCGTACCGGCCGCTGCGGCCCCCAGCGCGCGCCCTAGCAGGGTCCTGCCAGCACCGCCTGGCACCGCCATGCCGGGAACCATGTTGCCGACCGTGGTCGCCATCGGGTGGGCCGCCTCGACCGGCGCCATCGCCGCCGCCCGCTCGGCGTCCGCGGCCCTGCTCTGGGCCACCATCGCGTCGTCGCCCAGAACCTTGCCAGCGATGCGCTGCGCGCCCGTGCCCAGGCGGTTCAGCTCGGCGCCAGCGGCCACCGCGCCGGCCTCCAGCGAGCCCATGCCCTGCGCCGCCTGCGCGCGGTAGTCCACCGGGCTTGCCAGTTGAGCCAGTAGCTGGCGGGCCTGCAGTTCCTTCGCCCAGTCCCCATCGGCCATCGCTTGCACGGCCGTGCGCCGCAGCCGAAGCTCCAGGGCCGCGTTGGTCAGCGATTGCAGGTTCTGCACGTCAGCGTCCTCCCGTCATGCCGCGCAGGCGCAGCAGTTCCTGCCACTGCTCGTCAGGCATCCCGGCCGGCTTCTGCGGCACCACGGCAGGCACCGCAGGCGTCGTGGGCTCGGCCTGGAAGTTGGGCAGTGGAGCCGTCTCGTCGAACGGATCGAACTCGTCCTCCACCCACTGCGGCAGGTCCTCGATCTTGCCGCCAGACGACAGGTACTTGCCGAGCTTGCGCATCCGGCGCAGACGCTCCTTGGCCCGGCCGTTGAGGTAGCGCAGCACGGCGAGGTTCTGCTCTGGCGTCTTGTACGCGCCTGCGTACAACTGCCCCATCAGCTCCAGTTCCTTGATCGTGACCGGCGCCAGGTTGACGATCTGCAGGTTTTGCAGCACCTGCTCCGTCGCCTTGAACTGCAGGTCGGCGATCTCAGGCGACCAGTACTCGGTGAGGCGCCCGGTGATCGGGCCTGTGTCGCGGTACTTGCCGCCTTCGATGTCTGCGATGAGCTGGTCAGTCTGCTTGATCAGCGAGGGCGCGCTCAGTGCCACCTTGTTGATCTGCTCGGTCAGGTCGGCCGTCTGCTTGCCGTAGCCCTCGCCCTTCGACGCGGTGCGCTTTTCCTCTTCGATCACGCCGCGCCGATACTCCAGCTCCTCTGGTGCCATTGGTCGGAGGCTCGTGGTCCCGTCCGGGTTGGTGACCTGCACCATCGGGACGTTGCCCATCATCATGCCGCGCTCACCATAGCCGGCATTGCCAGCGAACGAGTAGCGCATCGCCTGGTCGTGCGGCACGCCCTGCTGGCGTAGGTACTCGTACTCCGCGATGTTGGCGCTGCGCGGATTCTGCTGCGCCTGCAACTGCTGCCGCCGGTACTGCTCCAGCGCCCGCGCCTCACGCTGCCGCCCCATCCCGGCCATGCCCGTCAGCAGGCCCTTGCCGAGCACCCGGCCGGTGTTGCGACTGTCGTTGTTGGCCAGGATCGACGCCCCCAGCATCAGCCAGGGATTGTCGAGCAGCGTTCCCATGGCACCGCCGCCAAGCAGCTCCTCGTCCATCTGCGCCTCCTGCCGCATCGGCGGCTGTACCTGCGGCACCTGCGCCGCCTGACCCTGTCCCAGTAACCCCTGCGGCACATCGGCCATGCCGGCCTTTGCAAGCACCTGCCGCTCGTACTCGTCCGTGCTCGGAAACCCGGCAGGCGCCTTGCCCTCGCCGTAGTAGCCGCGCACGCCGCGCTCCTTGAGGTGCTTGGCCGCCCACCGCGCCTGCCCCTCGAAGTCCTCGGGAATCGGCCCGTGGAACGACATGATCTGGAACGGGCCGCGCGCAACGTGCCCTGCCCATCGCCCACTCGTCAGCGTCTGGCCGCGCAGCTCTGGGTCAATGCTCCGACCACTCTCCTGCTCCCAGATCGCGAGCAGGACGCGCGGGTCCACGCCCTCCTCCATGGCGATGCGCTGGACGACTGCCGCCTGGTCCGGCGCCGGGTACGCGCGCACCGTCAGGCTCCGTAATAGCGCCCGAGCAGGCCCGTGATACCCGGCATCTGCGCCGCCGGCTGCCACGGCTTGAACTGGTAGAGCGGCGCCATCGGGCCGCTCATGCCCGGCAGGGCGCCCAGCCAGGGCGGCGCGGGCGAGTAGGGCGCCTTTGCCGGCGCGTGCGGCGCAGTCGGCCCGCTGAAGCCGGTGAAGTTCTGCGGGTTGTAGACGCTCGTGCCCGGCGCGTAATAGGCGCTGCTGTCGCCGCCGCCACCGCCTCCTCCACCGCCACCGCCGGACATGCCGATGGGCATCGGGTAGGCGGGCGCTGCCGCGCCGCCAGGCGCCGCTCCGCTGGCCATGGCGAATCTGTCACTGAGCGACAACCCCATGCCGCCAGCGGATCGCGCGGCGTTGATCAAGGCCATGATTTCTTCGGTCGTCATGTGCGTGTCCTTATCCTTCCAGTTGCCCAGCGCCACCGAACCCGGTCGGCGTCGTCTTCGGGACGCTGCTGAACCAGCTCCCAACCCTGTCCCACAGCCCAGGCTTGCCGTTGGTGCCCTGCCCAAGGCCGTAAAGGCTCATCGCCGTGCCGATGCCGGTCGCCCACGGGCTCGACCCGCCACCCGCACTCGTCTGCGTCTGCGTGCCATACGGCGAGATGCCGCTGTACAGCCCGCCGGCCCAGCCGATGCGCTGATACGGCTCCTCGGTGGCGTAGTTCCAGCGCGCCATCGAGTCGTCGATCACCTGCTGCCGGTACGCCTCCTCGGCGCCGCCGACCTGGCCGAGCGTCATCGCCGGGAGCATCCCAAGCTGACTGATCGACGGCATCAACTGCAGCGCCCGCGCCTGCGCGTCCAGGCCCTGCCCGTAGGCGCCGAGCTGCGTCTGCGCCGCCGCGTCGGCGAACGCTTTGGACGCCTCGCCCATCGCGAGGCCCTCGGCAAGGCCCTGCCGGCTGCCGCCGTACTGGCCAGACAGGCTCGCGCCGCTACGGATGGCCGGCAGCCACTGGCGCGTGAGCTTGTCGGTGATGCCCTGGCCCTGCGCCGCGATCATGTTGTTGACGTAGGGGTTGCTCGCCACGTCGATGCTGTTGAGCAGCGACCCAAGCCCGCCGATGCCGGACATCGACAGGCTCGGCGCGATGTTCGCCGCATACCCCAGCAGTGCCTGCTGCGACGCCTGCGTCAGCGGCGACCGCTCGGCATAGGTCTGGTAGGGGAAGAAGTACTTCGGGCGATTCTCCATGTACTGCGCGTTGGACAAGTTTCTCTGCAGGTAGTCAGAGACACCGGCCCACGGCGCATTGCTCGTCGTCTCCGTCTGCTTGCCGTTGCCGCCGCTCAGTAGGCCGCTAGCGATCCCGCCGGCCGCCGAGATTATTGCTCCCCACATGGCTCTGTCCTCTGTGTCATTGCATTGCGGGCGCGCTGCATCTCTGCGGCGCTCGGCTCAATCTTCATCTTGCGCAACTGCTCGTGCCGCTCGGCGTCGAACGGCAGGCCGGGCAGCAGGTAGCCCCACACGTCGCGCGCGTAGCCCGGCTGCAGCAGCTCGCGCAGCTCGACGCGCAGAAACGGCAATGCCCTGAACCGCTGGATCGCCCAGTCCGGCAGCGGCGGCAGGCCATTGCGTGCGAGCGAGGCCCGCACCGCGTCAATCGGCCGGTCCAGCAGGATCGTCGGCGCATAGCTGTCCCACTCGCGCAGCCACGTACCGGTGCAACTGATGCCGGCGCGGCGCGGCTGCTGCTTGGCAGCCCACGCCTCGATGTCGGCCGGCGTCGCCCACTCGATGGGATCGTGCCAGCAGATGGTGCCGTCAGTCGTCAGCCAGTTGGCCACCCAGGTCGTGCCGCTCCGCGGCAGGCCGTAGACGCGAAAGGCGATCATGTATTGCACGAGAACATGATGGCGGCCGGCACGGTCGGCGTCGGCGGTGGCGGGTTGTATGGGTTCTGGTCTACGGCAAAGTCTCCGAACATCGAGTGGGTCGACTCGTACGTGTCCTCGTAGGCCCGCGTGATCGTGACGTGAAAGAATCCCGGCGCGCGTATGGCTTCTGGCACGTTGCCCATGTGGTTGGGATACCACTGAAAGAACCCGCAACCGTAGTCACAGGTGCCGTCGTTGGTCAGGACCACATCGTCAGGGTCTTCGGTCGCTCCCCAGAACCTGACGCACTTCTTCAGCACCGTGCCGCCGGCAGCGCCGTGAAACGCATTGCAGTCATAGGTGCCTGCGTCGATGACGATGTCGTCGCCATGCTGTGCCGCGTTATAGGCGGCGATGACCGTGGTGTAGGTGCGCGTCGGCCCGACCCGCAATAGCCGTCCCGTTTGGCTCGCGGTCGGCACGGGCGCATACCCAGTCGGGTACTGTGACGTGCCATAGTTCGCTCTGCTGCTGCCGTAGTCGCTTTGCAACAACGTCAGGCCCACGCGGAACGTGAACCGGCCAGAATCGCAGAACACGCTGTCAAGATATGCCTGAGCGATGGTCACGACGCCGAGAACCGTGACCCCCACGAACGTAGAAAAGCCGCCAGGGAGGTCAACGTAACGAGCCACCAGCACGCAGTCGTTGTCGTAATCCGTATTGCGAAAGAACTGCTGGTAAGCGGTTGCGCCTTGCGGGCCGAACTTGACGTTGACCAGATTGACCAGCCCGACGCCTGCCGTCGCTCCTTGCGGTATGGCCATGTCCCGTCAGCCCGGTATCACGCAGGCGGACTTGCTGTCGATGCTCGCCGTCGAGTGGTAGTGCGTGCCATCGAAGTACATGGCGATCACGTCCACTGCGCCGGTCGTCGCGCTCCAGGTCGGCTCAACGCCGCCCGTCCAGTGCATGTCGCACGGCAGCGTCGGCGTAACATCGTCGCTGTACACGAGCCGCAGCATCAGGTTGCACACGCCCTCCGGCGGCGCGAATGCAATCGTGCAGTCCTGCTCCAATTCTATGCGCTGCTTCTGCCCAGCCTTCCACTTGATCGTCAGCGTCGGTCCATCGGCGACGTTCTTGACCTCCTTGCCGTAGTTGATCTGCGTCGCCTCCGGGTGATCCAGCGTCGCCGAGATGCGGTCGAACTCGCGCAGCAGGTATTCGGCGAGCTGGTCCGGCGTGGGGTTGCGCGGCGGCGCATCCGGCGTGTATCTCATCGCCTGCCTACCACCTCGTATTCCAGGTCGTAACCGTGCAGCGACGAGGCGCCGCTCGCGCAGAAACAGAACTTGATCGCGTGGAAGCGTCCCGTGCTGCGCACCCGAACCACGCTGTCGGTCCCTGGCGTGAAGGTGTACGGCCCCTCCCAGGTGTAGGGATCGGCCACGCTGAAGCGCGCTCCAACCGACACCTGCATCGCGCCGCCCTGCGCCCTCGGGTACACGGCCTTGAGCATCTTCAGCGTCGGCTGACTGTCGAGCAGGATGCCCTCGCGGATCAGGTAGGAGTCAATCGGGTCAGCGCCGAACAGCGTCGTCTGGTCGAGCGCGAACAGGTCGTTGGCCGTCACGCCGATCAGCCGCTGCTGCGCCGGGTTGTAGAGCCGCTCGCCCCACGTCTCGGTGTCCGAGTCCCACGAGGCATTGTCAGCGTCCCACACCGACGAGCCCGTGCCGGTCGGCAGCACGCCGAAGGCGATGTGCGGCATGTCCGGCAGCTCGCGAAACGTCCAGGTGTTGTCGCGCCAGTTCCACACGGCCGCCCGCGTAGGCAGCGTCGCGCCGACCTCGGTGTAGCACAGCCACATCTCCTGCCGCGCGAGGTTGCGCGTCACGTAACTGTTCAGGTAGTAGCTCGGGTCGATGTCGCTGAACAGCTTGCGGCGGATGCGCTTGTCGGCCAGCGAATTGATGGTCTGGCCATCGTGGACGATGATGTCGTCCTGCGCCATGACGAAGTGCCGGCCATAGAACTCACGCGCGCACCGCTGCGTCAGCGCACCCGTCGTCTTGCTCACGTCGCGGATGTTCATCACGAACTGCCCACCCACGTACTGCATCATGTAGATCGAATCCTCCTTGTAGATCGCAAAGCCATCGCGCAACTGCTCGCCGTCGACGATGTAGCCCGGCGTGGCGGCCAGATCGACCAGCCCGGCCTC